CCATCCGATCTAATGCTGTTCAAGCAGTATCCTTCAGTCGTACAGTAGAAACTCCTGCAGCAACACTTGACTATATTGGAATTATTGCAACAAACGACTTCTTCGTACAGTGTGAAGGCACACAAAATGCAACCGCTAAGGCTGTTGCAGGTAAACTCTATGGATACCGTGCAAAAGCAACTGCAGATATCTATGCTGCACTTGTTCAGTCTGAAGTGCTGTCTGCTTGAAGTGGTATGAATGCCACATAAGAAGATCGGTCAACTCATTGCTGAGGTTAGGAAAGTCCTACCGGTCTTTAGGGGTGGCACTGGTTTACCAGGCGCACCAGGCTCTCCATTCGGCCGACCCGAGGCAGGACAACGTCCAAAACCGCAACCTTTAGCTAAGACGTTCCAGTTTACACCTACAGTTCCATCAGATCCTTTTACAGGAGACGTCCGATGGAAACCGACCCCACCCTTTGGAAGTGAGACAATGACACGAAGAGAAGAAGATGAGATGCAAAGAGAGCTACAAGATTTATTTGACCAGTTACCAACTGAAGGTGAACAAGAATTAGCCTATCTTACGTTACGTGAAGAGAATGAAAGAGGAGCACAAAACCAAACTTTGGAGAACGCTCTGGCAAGAATGGGAGCGGATCGCCCACGTCAATTTACTACACAAACGAATTCGAGACAATTTAGTAGATTTAACCTGGTGCCAGTAGCAAAAAAGAAACGTAAGGTTTCAGCATACTCCAGAGAATTCGGTAAACAACTCAAGAGACTCAAGAAACTTCACCCACGTACTAAGATTCAGAACTTAATGGCGAAGGCTCACCGTCGCACGAGAGCATCAATGAAGAAGAAGTGATTGGAATGGTTCGAATTCACGGACGTTGGTGTGGTCCTAACTGGACTAACGGCAAAGTTCAGACCGCCAGAGAGTACAAACTCAAAGGTGGGACGTTCAAAACTCCCTGCGACGATAAATTAGATTGTGCCTGCCGGACTCACGATAAAGAATGTGCAGGGAAACAAGGTTGCACATCCAAAGCGGATCGGAAGTTAGCGAAAGCCGCACAAAAAATCCTCGACAATCCTCTAAATCTAATTCTATCTCCACTGATGTATGGGAGAGCCCGTGTAATTCGTGACGGTATGGCATTAGCATCCCTCACTCGTCGTCGTTGAACTCTTCTTCATACGATTTCCAATCATGTAACCAGTCCATTATCATGTATCGTTGCCAAGATTTCATTTTACGCAACTGTTTCAATACCTTTCGAACTGGTTTGCTCTGATCTCTCATTCTTCTTCACCACTTTTGAAAGGCGTCATGCATAACGTGCAGTAATCATGGCGTGTTTTTCGTACCATTTCACACCTTTTGCAATAACGAGCGACTAAACTAGCTACTTTGTTACGTTCTGAACGCAATTGGTCACGCACCCATGCGCTAAAGTTCGACTTTTTGGCTGCTAAATCCCATGTATTGGGACATAATGTGATGAGTTTTTGTCTCATATTACCTCCGACTAGGTTGAATCGTATATGTATACCGGTCAAAAGGGGGGGGCTGGCATAGAAGTTCATTAGGGAGTTGTTGTAATTAGGAGGTGGGTGGGGTGGAGGTAAGAAGAGATTCGGGGCCTTCGGCGAAGATAAATCCGGGTTTATGTAAGGTTTAATAACCAATTTGTTACACAAGGGTAGCATGGTAACAGGATTAAAGAGATCATCGAGCACCGTTTCAATAGGATTTGTGGCTACAGAAGGCGCAGCAAACACATTTATTCAAGCATCAATTGACCTAAATATGTCTCCTTTGGATAGAGAAGTATTTGTTGTGACTTCGATTAACATGGATCCCTTGGAACCTGATTGTATAGTCAACACAAATACAGCTACAAATTCCAGCATTACTACAACATCTCAAACTGGTGTTCAGAATTTAAGTAATGCAAATTGCCTGGCGGTTGCAAAACTTGCCATCCGATCTAATGCTGTTCAAGCAGTATCCTTCAGTCGTACAGTAGAAACTCCTGCAGCAACACTTGACTATATTGGAATTATTGCAACAAACGACTTCTTCGTACAGTGTGAAGGCACACAAAATGCAACCGCTAAGGCTG